GGGTCCGCTCTGTGCGATACTCTTGCGAGCTACACATCCATGCTGACGGGTGATCTCATAAGTGTTTGCCGCGCTCACGGTAGCAATATTGTTGATCATGTGGATCGAGTTACGCATGAACACGATTAATTGATCTTCCTGATAGGGAAAGAATCCTACGAGTTTATCCGCACTTCCCTTGTTGATTCTGAACTGCGCGTCTGCGGTGGTGTACACATCCGTATTGAGCAAGTTACTCATCAGGACCGTGTAATTCGAATCTGTGGGTTGTGGAACAATTAAGCGGTTACGAAAGAATAAACCAAAGTCTGTATTTGGGCATTGGATGTTTCCGCCTCCTGGGCTTGCATTTGCTTTGACCACGAAGTCAGTTGGTGATGCGAAGTCTCCATCCCATTCGAGTGGGGTTTTATCTTTGCCACGAAATAGGATCAGTTTCTCTAAGGACTGTACAAAGGATGCTCCATCCGCATCTGCGACTACTTCACCACCGGGGTAATCAATTGCTATACCTGAGTTATTTGCGTCATTCCAAATGATTGCTTTTGTACGGGTTGCGACTACGACGAACTCCGTGCCACTAGCCGGGTCTGAGAACAATGTGCTACAAAATACCCGCTCATCCGTGTCGTAGGTGAGGGTTAGGTTTCCCGCTAGGAAATCAATACCTTTGCGGGTCTCCGCCAGGTCTCCGGTGAGACGCATATTCTCACTAGTCTCCACAAACCCACCCTGCAAGGATGTGTTCTCCAGGTATGAATCGATACCACGAAATCCGCGATCCCCATCAACTAAGATAGGATCGTCAAGCGGACCATTTGGAGTGTAGCGCGGCATTACTTCTTCTTGATCTCTTGGTAAATCTTGATGGCCATATAAATTACCGTCATGGCTCCGGCTACTATTCCAATGATCTCATGGAAAGATCCGCTTACCGTTGCGAGCGTTCCCCCAAACCCTGCTAATGTTACGCGGTCCATATTTAAAAAACGAACTCGATTACAATGATCGTAACGATGAGGCATCCAAGGATCGTAAGCATTTTATCTTTTTTGTTTAGAGCGTGAAATTTGTCTTTGAGTAGTAAAAAGTTTTTCATCTAGGTGGCGGTTTGACGGGAAAAGGTGGACGGGTTGCTTGTTTGGCAAATTCAGATTTAGAGCAGGATCGCGCAGTTCGTTTAGCTATGAAGATTGGTATGCCTAGATAAGCCCCAAGTAGGATTGCCGCGTAAAGTAACCATTGCTTGACCTTATCCATGAATCCTTGGACCCCGCTTTTATGCTCGGCCATGCCTTGGGCCACTAAGGCGGTTACATCGCCATGCGATAAAGCCTCAATCGTTTCCTCGGCCTCGACTAAGGCATCTGCATTTTTCAATGCTTCTCCACTTACCGCACCTACACCTGCTCCAAGTGCAGACCCTCCAGGGCCGCCCAAACTACCAACCCCGCCACCGACAATAGCTCCGAGCGTTGGGTAGGTCGAACGAAGGGAACATCCGGCCAAAAGAAAAAAAAGCAATGGTAGGAGGTAGATCATTAAACGCCTGTTGCATCAGGATCAAACTGTGCAAGGGTCGCGTCAGATGCTCCTGCGGTAGTCTCAGCTACATAGATTTTCTTCGTATCAGTAGCGAAGTATATTTCGCCCACAGTAGCTTCCTTTTTAAACTTCGTCTTATTGGCATCCGTCCCTGTCTTTACAGCGATGGTGTAGTCTTTCCGGCCTAACTTTTGCTGTGCCATGACTTAGGAAGCTGTACCTGCGTTGATGCAAGGTGAGGATGGGCGAAGGCGAAGGTCTAAATCTGTAACATTCACGAATAGTGGGTCTGAAAATACATTGTTTGTTCCTCCGCTTGCGTTGCTTGATCCAAAATTATGAAAACAACAGTTGGTCGCGTTTGCGGTAAATGTATTAGAAAATGTTCCACTTCCAGCACCTACGAAAATATTGTTTTTACACGATCCGGCGTTCAATAAATCTGTTGTGTCAATAGTATTATCAGACTCAAAATATATTGAATTCCTCTCTATCTTAGCATTGAGTCCTACATTCCTAGAGATTGAATCAGCGGCCCTACCTCCCTGTGTTAATTTATATGCATTATCGTAAATTCTTACCTCATCATCTGCTCCCCCGATCCATATTGCACCATTAGTCGCAAAGTCTTTAGCCTCCTCCGTGTATATTAAGTTTCCTTGAATAACGAGTGGCGAGCTTGAGTCGTTGGACGATTGTTGGTACATTTTGCAGTTTCTAATTTTAAAATCTTTAACAGAAATATTGGTCGTAGAACTAGACCCTATGCTAAAAGTCGCCGGTGTTGTAGACCCGCTTATCGCAGGTCCTAATCTTGCACCATGTACATTTAAAGATTGGTAGGTAACTCCGGTGGAATCGAATGTAAAGTTTCCGCTAGTGTAATAGTCCCCGTTTAAGAAATAGATTACACCACCTACTCCCGCGTCTGATTCTGCGGAAGCAAGTGAGCCGATTGCGTATGCGTTTGCTTCTGAGGTTCCGTTTGCTGAACCTTGTGATGTTGGTGCGATATATACTGTTGCCATAATTTAAGTTTCCTAATGTGTGTTAAGCGATTGAACCGCCTGATATTAAAAGTGGTGATGGGTTTGCTCCTATATCAGGAACATTAAAGCCTTGTCTGACTGGTAATCCGTTAGCCCCTAAAGCATCTGAGTCACCTGTAACCAAAGAGAAGGTTCCTGATGTGGTTGTGATTTCAATATCAGGTTCAGCGGTATCTTCTACTACTGACACTCCTGTTGTTAATTCTAACCGACTTGATGGAGTATTTAAGTATGCCCTTGATGAGTCTGTCTTGACTACGAAGTCTAAATTCCCATCGCTGTCCGAAACTACTACAACCGACCCACTAGGATTACTTATTACTTTAAGCGACTGATTTGGAAATGCCCCAATATGCGGATTATCAGTTCCTCTTAAGTTTTCGTCGGTAATGTTAACCGTCTGAAAAGAGCAAGTGCCATCACCATCTTCCCTCAGGAATTTAGTTGCACCTGTTTCTCCTGTTGAAGTAACTGCTGTACCATCGACTGCTCCGCTAGGTAGATTAATTAATTGCGATCCGTCAACGGCAGGAAGCTTAACCGTTCCTCCGACATCTGCTAACTGCACAACATTGGTTGCCGCGGTGCCTACATTCAACCCGGCTGATGTACCAAGGTCCGCAGTTTGCACGGGTGCGGCTCCCATCAAATTAGTAACTGTTACCTTCTTGGTTGTAGGTGTTCCACTAACATCAGTAATTGGAATTACATCCGTTCCTGCTGGAGTTGTTCCTAGCGCTGAAAGCGCACTTATTTTTACATTTGCCATTTTGTTTTATCTCCTAGTCGAATGCTAAAAAATTTCCGTTTTCTAAAGTTAAAAAGTTTAAGTTCTCTGCTTGAATGACTCCATTTGTAACTCCACCGCTAGGTACTCCACTAGCAGTAGATGGACGGCCTGCACTTAATGATAAATCAATCGCAAACATCTTACATTTTGTAGGCTATAACTGCACCACCCGTGAGAGTAATTGCGGTTATTCTGCCATAGATTGCAGTGTTAGCTGTTAATGTGGTTGCATCCTGGCCCGTGCAAAGATCCGCGATGTTATCGATGTTACTAGTCACACTAGCTAAGACGGTATCTTCCATTGCTACGATGCAAAAAAAGTCGCCTGTATGACTAGCAGTATCATTTATGTAGGTTGCCCCATTTAATCCTAATCCTCTATATTCGTTTGCCATATCTTATATTCCTGTTGGTGATGTAGTTCCGTAAGTGATAAATTGTAAGTTGCTTGATTGCATAGATTGGCGCTCAAGCTTGTCTAGTTCCTGCAAGATGACCGCTTCTGCTTGTGCTTGAATTGGACCCGCTTTCTCAAACTGCCCATCGGTTAAAAGATAATCCGCATAAGCACCAAGCACTGCATATTCGGAGAACACATAAGGGAACTCCTCGCCTGCGGCATAGCCAGGAAATGGTGTGCGGTAAAGTACATAGACAGGCGTTGTACTTGAGCGGTCAACTAAGACTGCTTGTCCGTAGTCTGTGGCAGTTGCAGATGAAAATTCCAAACGAAATGCAAGGTCTCTTGTGTTCCCTGTTTCGTAAGGGTCATGCTCTGTGACCCGAAGGATCTCGCCAATCGTATTACCCAACTCAAGGACTGCGATGATTGTCGCTTCTGCGGTTGCCCCGCTTCCTGAGCCTCCGGTTATATTTACGGTTGGTGCGGAAGTGTATCCTGTGCCGTGGTTCGTAACAGCGGCTCCATTAACCTCGTCGTCCGAGTTCTTCGTAAGTGTGGCGGCGGCATCTGCTCCACCACCTCCTACAAATACAGCGGCAGGGTTCCCGGTGTATCCGCTCCCCCCGCTTGTAATGTTTACATTCCTAACCTGTATATCAGGAATCTTTTGCTCCAGGCGAATGGTGTCAGGCCATCTTGCCCGTTCCCATGCCAATCGGCCATAGCGATTAAAAGAGCGAATGGCAGCATTGGTCTCAGCGGTCAGAAATGAATCAACCCCAACCATCAAGGTGAGGTTTGTTACCATTTCATTTACGCCAATAGTCCTCATGCTGTCTTGAAGCTTGGTCCGCTAAAGCTTTTCTTTTCCATCGACTTTGCTTTGAAACTTGGATTATCACGGAGGAAGGATTTTACGAAGCTCTTATCCCCCCAACATCCACGCTCGGATTGATGCCAACGAAAGTATTCGCGAGCAGGGATTGTACCTTTGAGTTGTCCGAGTCCATCGGTCTGCGCAGAACCCATCTCAGTGTTTTCTTTGCGAGCCATTTGCTCACGCATGGATGCTTCATGCTTCTCAAGATCAACTTCGTAACGCAAGTAACGGTCCAGGTTCTCCATGAACTTTGAACCGTTCCCTTCTTTCCACTTCGGTAAAAATATATCCGCCATAGTTGTTGTGTGGTTAGGTGCGGGATCGCCCCCCGAAGGGGGCTTAACCCACAACTAAATTACGACTTATGCAAATTGACCGAGGTCAACAATGCGAAGTCCGATAACAATCTTTCCTGCCGTTGCTGATGCGATTGCGGCATCAGTGACTTCCAAAAGAATGGAAGTGGCGGTGTTGGTTCCACCAACGGGTTGGGATTGATTGCCCGTGAATGCGTCTCCGGTGTTAAACACGGGAGCGCTCATTGCATCAACATCAAGAGCGTCGATGAACTCATCGGGATCTCCGCCTGTGGTTCCCACATCAATGACGAGGGAAGTTGTGCCGGCAAAGGCTTCGGCTTCAAACACTCCGACCATCTCAACAGCACCCCCGGCAGGGATGGTTGCGAGGGTCTTCTGTCCGCCGTTGCCAATCGTTTGCAAGTCTTCGAAGGTAGCGGTGTAAATGTGAGTAAACCCGCGTCCTGCTTCATTATTACTTAATTCTGACATTTGAATAATCTCCTTATTGTTTAGAATTAGTTAAAGAAACCGTGAGCTTTAGGCATGTGACATGCAAGGCCCGCGATTACATCACAGAAACCTCTGCGGCCACCTCCCTGATTCTCAAGTTCCGAGTTGGACTCAGCCTTGAGAGTGTGGATAGCAACGTACTCAGGATCGATAAGCAGTCCTGCGTCACCGTCGATAGTGGAACTACCGGAGGTTCGGTTTAGGAAAACCGAGGGTACTATCGCCACGGTTCCAAAATCACCTTCATATAGATTAACAGTGAGCGTGATCTTCTTGCTTTCTGCGGGTTGAGTTACGGAGAACGCAAATCCTGCTCCGCCTGCTTGACGGGCAAAATCACTGATCTCTTTCTTCAACTGCGGTCCGGCAATAAGAGTAAGCTGACCACCAGGCATTCCATTGGCTTCGTAAAGCTCCTGAAGAACGCTATTAAAGGTAGCTTCGGTTTGAGTTCCGGTGGTGTCATTTGCAACATTCTGAGCGAATGTTGGAACATCGGATGGTTGACCACCAACTCCAAGCCACTTGAACATTCCGCGAGTTTTGTATGGAGCGCCTGCACCGGA